GCGCAGCTCAGTATGACATCTACATAGAACAGGGCGCTACGTTTGAGGTGGTCTTCCGGTGGACGAACAAAGACGGGGACCTGGTCGACTTAACGGACCTCGACTTTGCGATGAAGATCAGAGCGACAAAGTCCAGCGCTACGGTCATCGCGGCAGGGTCTTACGAAGGCAGTACGGACACGGCAACCGGAGATATCGTCTTCTCAGAAGGTGGGGCAACTGGCGTCTTTGCTATCGGCATGAGTCGGACCGTGACTGCTGCCTTTGACTTTACTCAAGCCGTCTACGACATAGAGATTTCGAACGTGTTTAACACTTACCGCGTTATCGAGGGTAAGGTTTTTCTCTCACGGGAAGTAACGCGCTGATGACGGATCTGCGTATCATCGGTGCGTCAGATGATGACCCTGTCGGCATCATCGGTATTGATAGTGACGATGATACCGTGATTGTGCAAACGTTAGGTACTGGGGACTTCTCTATCTCTTTCAAAGGGAACTCGCAGGATCGTAGGCGAATTCGTGGCTATCTGGAAACGGAACGGCGGGGACTGAAGATCAATGGCTGAGAGCTTTTCTGATCGGCGGGCGAAGCTTACGCGCGCCTTGATCCTTCTGCAAGAACTCATTCGTCTGAATGACTCTGCGGACCAGATGGACGAGGAGCTGCAAGACCAAGGCGTTTCGCAGGCTGAGCGTGAGATCACCGTGGATGCGCTTTTCGATGGAGCGGGACCTCCGCAGAAAACTGGGCCTGCGAATTTGGATGAGTGTGTTGGGGACACAGTCACGGATCGGATCATAAACATCTTGAACGGCGCTCTTACGGACGGTGTTGACTGGTCCTCGATAGGAGCGACGGAGTGATCACCGAGGAAACAGCGGGGCCGATTCTTGAAGCTCTCGGGATGACGCGCGTGGAGGAGCTGTTCGATATGCTCGCAGAGTGTCATGCGAATACCTCCATCTTCGCTAAGACTTTCTTTCCGGAAGTCTTCTATCGGCCCTGGTCCAGTTTGCACCTGGATCTGTGCAGGATTCTGGATGACGACAAGAAGCAGAAGGTCGCCATAGCGGCACCTCGTGGCTTCGGGAAGACGAGTCTCTTCAACCTGGCCTTTCCCGCTAAGAGGATCTTGTTTCAGGACAGCACGCACATCATTCCGGTTAGTGCCACAGCTGACGCGGCTATTGAGCAAGCGGATGACTTAAAGGATGAGCTGGTCACGAATGACCTTATCCGCTTGCTCTTTGGCGATATGTCTCCAAAGGATCGCAAGGATCCGTTTGGCATGAAGGAGTGGGTAACGAGCAATGGATGCAAAGTCCGTCCAAGGGGTGCTGGCCAGCAGATTCGTGGTCGCAAGTATAGGTCTCAGCGTCCTGACTTGTTTGTTGTGGATGACTTGGAAGATGACGAGGCTGTGGAGAGCACGGAACAGCGGGAGAAGCTTTGGAAGTGGTTTCATTCAGCCGTTGTGAACTCTATTGACCGCGGTGCGTCGAACTGGCGCATCATCGTTATAGGTACGATTCTGCACGAGCAGAGTTTGCTAAACCGACTCTTGCACGATGAGAGCTGGTTCTCAGTCCGCTACGAAATCTGCGATGATGAGTATAGGAGCACGTGGCCGGACTTTATGACAGACGGACAGGTTAAGGCTCTTGCAGATGAGTATAGGCGGAGTGGCGACCTGCGAATCTTCTACATGGAATACCGGAACATCCCGATTGCACTCGAAGACCAGGGCTTTCGGGAGGAGTACTTTCAGAGCTACGATGAGAGCCCGGAGTTCTGGCTGGCACAAGATGCGAGGCCGTTGGATTTGGAGACTGTCATTCTCTCTGACCCAGCTAGGACGATGAAGGACGGAAGTGCGGATACAGCTCTTGCCGCGGTGACCGTGAACAGGCGGAATAATAAACTCTACGTGAGAGAGATTGTCACAGGCAAGTTTGATCCGCACTCTCATATACAGGAAATGTTCGACATGGCTGAGCGGTGGAATGCCATGGTCTTGGCGCCGGAAGTCACGGGCTTGCATGAGTACATCACCTGGCCGATTCGGGACGAGATGATTAGGCGGGGCAAGCATTATCACATCGTAGAGGTGAAGCCCCGTGAAGGTAAGACAGGCCCTCGGCGTAGTGGTGGCATGGTTCCACTTTATCGGAATAAGCTTGTCTATCATAACTCTGCAACATGTGGAAATCTGGAGAAGAATCTGCTCCAGTGGCCTCGGCCGGAAGAATGGGACGCGATTGACGCAGTTAGTGGGATAATCTTCGCTATGGAGGAGGGTGAGCGTTTCCTTGGGCTGCTAGATGAGGCCAGTCCGGAGGCTATAGAAGCTGAGTATGCCGAACTGGACTATGACGAGGATGAGAAGATGCCTCTCATTGGTTCGTTCATCTGAGTTTCGCAAGATTCTGTCGAAACTTTAAGGACTACGTAATGCCGATAACACTGTTACCACGGGCTCACGATTCAGGCGGCTTTCCTCGTGCTCGGGGTATGGAGGCTCTGGCAGATGCGGACTTCCGCTACCGCTACCCTCGTGGGAATAAGCTGAAGCCCGGGAGTGAAATGCACGACCTTATCCGTGATGAGGTCATGCAGCGGGCTCAGCTCGCTCGGGATGAGATGAGTCGGAGGTGGGACGCTTGGCGGAAGTTGGATGAGCAGCTTACTAACTACATCCCGCTCTCCGAATATGATAAGGACTTTAAAGGAGACTCGCTACAGGACAGCGATCCGAACAAGCCTATCTCCATAGTCGTGCCTGTGTCGCAGGCTGTGCTGGACACCATGTTGAGTTATCTTGTCACAGCCTTCCTGGATGAGCCCATTCTTAAGTATGAGGGTGTTGGGCCGGAGGATGAGCTGGGCGCCGCTGTGATGGAGCATGTCATTCAAGTCAATTCGCGGAAGGCTAAGCTCGGTGCATCGCTTCACACGCTTTTCCGTGATGGAATGGTATACGGGATCGGTGCAGCTCAGCCAGTCTGGACTACGCGGTTGGGGCATCGTCGTGTAGCTCGCGTTGATGGTTTCATGTCGCAGGTGGCTGGCTTCTTCCGCACAGGAGCGGAGAGGGATCGTGAGGAGTATATTAAGTTTGAGGGCAATGTGCTGCACAATATTGACCCTTATAGCATGTTTCCTGATGTGAGCGTTTCACCCCACGATCTCCAGCGTGGAGAGTACTTTGGCTTCATCCGTGGCGAGAATGTGATGGAGCTATTAGGGCGGGAGCGGACAGACCCACAATACTTCAATGCGAAGTACGTCCAGATCCTCGAAGATGCGCGTTCACACCTGGGTGGGGACGAGAGTGAGCGGGACCGCTACAACGTCTGGACGGACGGAAAGGAAGCTGCGCGGCACCGGGCTGATACGATTTACATGGCTATCAATATCATCCCGGCAGCTTGGGGTGTCGGTAACCGGGAGTATCCCGAATGGTGGCTCTTCGGAGTGACGGGCGACAGCGTGGTTATTCTGGCTCAGCCTCTCGACTATGACCATGGGATGCTACCCTTTGTCAGCTTCGCCCCGACGTTTGACGGGTACTCGCCAAGCCCGATTAGCGCCCTGGAAAACGTCTACGGGATGCAGCATCTGGTTAACTATCTCTACAACATCCACATTGCGAACCAGCGTAAGAGTGTGAACAACATGTTCGTAGTGGATCCGGAGATGATTAACTTAAACGACCTGAAGAACCCCGGACCCGGGAAGCACATTCGTCTACGCAAGCGTGCCTGGGGTAGAGGTGTGCAGAATGCGGTTGAGCAGCTCCGCGTGGACGACATTACGAGAGCTAACATCCAAGACGCTGCTTTCGTGCAGCAGATGATGCAGAACTTCTCCGGGGCTACCGACGCGCTCCAGGGCGTTCAGCGCCGATCGAGTGAGCGGGTCAGCGCGACGGAGTTTCGGGGTGTGCAGCTGGCTGCTCTCAACCGTATCGAGCGGATTGCTCGTATGGCGGGGATTCAGCTGTTCCAAGATCTCGGTGAGCAATTCGCCAGTAACACGCAGCAGTTCATGTCCGAGGAAACTTGGGTAGCACTCAAAGGTAGGCATGAGCAGCGCCTCCGGGAAATCCTCGGTGTCTCGGATGACGTCAACAAAGTCATGGCGTCGCCTGAGGATCTGCTCGTTGCTTACGATGTTCTCATCAATGATGGCTCCTTACCGAACAGCGGAGACCCTCAAATCTGGGGGCAGATGTTTGCGAATATAAGTCAGAATGAAGCCCTCCTCCAGGAGTTCGACGTAGTGCGAATATTCGAGCACTGGGCGCGGCTGTCCGGAGCGAAGAACGTAGATCAGTTCCGGCGGCGGCAGCTGAACGCTCAAGTCATCTCCGACGAGGAAGCCATGCGTGAGCGGGAGCGTGGCAACATTGTCCCCTTAGAAGGAGGTGAAGGTGGTGGACGAGCGCCCAGAAACATCGGAGATGTTACTGCGTGAGGCCGAGCCGGATTATCTCAATCGAGAGGAGGAAGCGGATGCCCTGCGTGAGCCGGCCATTCATAGTAGCCCTCGTGATCTGAGAGACCTGGCGAGGACAGCCGCCTGGCAGGATATTAAAAGGCGATTGCTTTACAGTCTTATGTCCCGGCGGGATAGTCTGGAAACGCTTGGAGAGGAGCAGTACGATTCACAGCAGCTAGTCGCACTGATCTCTTACACGCAGGGTGAGATTTTCAACATTCGCACTATGCTTGAAATGCCTGAGCGTCTGGCTCGGCAGAAGGAAATGGAGAATGAATATGAGCGACGAGAGCAACGAGCAGAAGAGGAATCCAAGCGTTGACGAGCAGATCCAAGCTATGCTTGGAAAGGCCGAGGAGTCTGAAAATGCCGAAGACGAAGAGCTTCAGCCAGCCGAGTCCGAATCGCCTGCCGAAGGGGAAGAAGGGGAATTGGAAGGCGATGAAGGCGAAGAGGGGGACGAGGAAGGCGACGACGAACCAGACGAGGACGAAGTAGAAGAGGAAGACGAGGACGCTGAGGAAGAGGAAGAGGGCGCTGAGGAGGAAGAAGAGGAAGAGGAAGAGGAGTCTGGTGAAGAGCCCGATGATAGTGCCACGGAGCTTTCTCGTTTAAAGCGGGAGAACGAAGCGCTCAAGCGCACTCTCGATCAGAGCCCCGACATGCCTCCTCCACGTGAGGAGCCGGTGGATGACCAGCCGGAGGTGCTCGATGTCCCCACGGTAGACCTGGTTGATGACGAGGCTTACGACAAGGCTCTGGAGAGTCGGGAAGCCCTCAATGAACTGCTCAACAAGGTTCGGAAGAATGCGATTGAGTTTACCTATGAGGCTGTACTCAAGCGCATTCCGCAGGTTGTCCAACGCCAGGTCAGCCACGAGTCGGCGCAGCAGAAGATGGTTGACGACTTCTTCCGCGCTAACGAGGACTTGCTTCCTGTCCGTAGATATGTGGCGTTGGAGTTCCAGACGCTTATGGCTAGTAATCCGGATATGAGCTACCCGGATCTCTTGGAACAAACTGCGAAAATCGTCCGAAAGAGCCTGGGTATGACACAGACAGTCGGGCGTAAGGGTAAGCCCCGAAAGTCTTTGCGCCGGGCGCCTTCAGGGCCTGACGGTAGTCGGTCAAGACAACAGCCTCGTAAGCCCAGCGGCATCGCAGCCGAGATCGCAGCGATGGCGAGGGCTGGGCGCTAGGCCGGGAGGTGAAAGATGTCTACAACTAGGCTGCGTGGAGAGGGAATACGAGTATCCAAAGACAGGCTAATCTTTTCTCGCTTTGGGCACCTTGTGTCTTCTGGATCGGCGAATCCTTATAATTTCGATATTGGTGACGGAAGTTTAGTCACAGAGGGGGACGTCACAATAAGTGGGGATCTTACCGTTAACTCTCCAGGGGTCTTGAAAGAGTTAAGTGCCGCTGGTTACAACATAGCGCAAGTTGTTCGGATTGCGAATACTGCGGTGTCAGGTTACACGCCTTTTCATGCTGCGGCAGATGGGCTTATCATTCGCCTGTCCTCCGTTTACCACGTAGCAGAGGGTGACGCGGCAGACCAACTCTTTGTTTGGCTGTCGGATGGCGCAGGTCTTCGCGGGGAAAGTGGACTGGTCGTAGGGCCTAACCCCGGTGGCATTGCCGTTGGCGAGGTGGACACTCAGCTTATAGTCGGGGGGCCTTCAAACCCGAGGGATAACGCTCTTCGCGTGGTAGCCAGAGGTGATTTGCGCTGGCTTGAGCATTTCGGAATAGGACTCACAGCGGGGAGTGATTGCACTATTGTAATTGAAATTAACCCGGCTGTAGAGTCGTAAGGAGAAACGTGATGGCTATTGAGGGTGAACTGGCTCGTGCAGGAATAGTCACGCTGGATACAAAGACTGTTTTCACGCGGGATGTAGAGTTTTCCGATGACGTGCTTATCAATGGGAGCACCTACATCTCAGAGGATGCCGTGTTCGAGGGGGACCTAATCGTAGGTGGCACTATCTCAGGCACGTTCAGTTCGATCTATGTCCTGGAGGAGGAGATAGATGATCTGAGTGCTGCGGCAGGCACTTATGTAGTTGTCCCCAGCGACGGTGCAGGTTACATTAGTCGTGTAAGAACGGTTCTCAATGGCGCGTTGGGTGCGAGCGATGCGGTACTCTCAACCAACGTGAACGGGGGAACGGATATAGGCGCTGGGTATGATATCACTATTGCGTATAGTGGAAGCGCAGCAGGGGATATTGACGACAGCGGCGCGATTCCTTCGTCTGAGCCGCACAACGCCGTAGCGGCAGCTGAGTATATCAGAGTCTACCCGAGCACTACTGGCGGGTCGGCGGCGAGCTGCCGTGTTCAGATCGAAATCACGCGGACTGCGTAGTCCGCATCGAGGAGAGAGGAAATGACGCAGACTACGAACAGAGACTTCAACGAGATCGGGCAGCAGCCTCGTCGTGAGCGCATTGTCTGGATAACGAATGAGGACTACGAGGTACAGCTCGAAGACCGCGCCATTCGGTGGAGCGGCACTGGACAGGCTGCCAACACGATTACCCTCCCGCCTGTTGCCAAGGCTAAGGGGCTAATCTTCACCATCAGCGCCACCATCGCTGGTTCTGCGGCTTTGACTGTCGAGGACTATAACGATGACAGCGACGTCTGGTCGGATCTAACGCTGGACGCTGACAACGATCGGGTGGCCCTTTACAGCGACGGTATTCAGTGGTGGGAGTTCCAGAACGCCATTGCCACCTAGGAGGTCTGAATAATGCCTAGCCTAAAGAAGTACGCGCCACATGGGCTGGCTTCCGGCAAGACTCCTGCGGACGCACTGGAAGCGGTGCGGAATGGGGATCTTGTGGTGCCTCCTTTCGGCGGTCCGATGGCAGGGCTTCCTAGCCACCTGGATCTGATGGCCTTCTCTATCTTCAGCGATGACTTTTATCGCCTGGAGGAAGCGGGGACCAACATAGGTGGGTGGAAGCAGAACGACATCGGTGACGGTATCACAGGGCCGGTGATTAGTGCGTCGTACTCCCTTAACGGAGAGATAGACTTCGCTACTTCCGATGACGCAGCTGGAGATGGTGCTCATTTCCAGTGGGACACGGACGGGATCATTAGTCTTGCTCCCACCCAGCCTTACTGGTTCACGATTCGTGTCAACATACCAGTACCGGTTGCCAACGTGCACATTCGGTGCGGCTGTTGTGCGACTACCGCCAACCCTTATGCTGCTGACCCGGAAGGAGTGTACTTCGTTATCGGCGAGACAGTAGATGGGGCGGTAGGCACGATTGTGAAGAACGGAGAGGGCACTACCGAAACAGCTGCCACAGGCTCGTCGCTCGCGGCGTTTACATGGCATGAGCTGGCCTGGCGTTACGATGGAACGGATGTTAAGTTCTATCTGGATCGGGCGCTTATTGACACGGTCACAACTAACATCCCGGTAACTTTTGCCCTGGAGCCTTTCTTCGGCGCTATTAGCCGCGGCGCGGCGGCAGAGAAGGTCATGGCTGTCGACTTCATTCAGGTCGTAACTCTCCGGCCCGAAGACGGATAGAGTTTCGACAGAATCTGTCAAAACTCTCACAACCTTAAGGAGCTGCAACGATGGCTGATACTTACTTTGTTGGCCTGCGGGCCACGGACGACCTCGTAACTGACGAGCGTCCGGAAAGCTGGCGTCAGGGGATCCTGCGTCTTTTTCCCAACGGTATGGCTCCGCTGACAGCGCTGACAGCGCTGATGCGGACTGAGAAGATTGGTGATCCTCACTTCCACTGGTGGACCAAGACGCTCACCACGCAGCGTGCCGCGGTCACTGGGATCTACGACGACGCGCTGCTGTCCACCGGCGTAGACGACGCTAGCACCTCTGGTGACACTCGGTATGTGAAGCTAGCTGAAGCGGACGCCAAGCTGTTCAGGCAAGGGCACACTGTGCTGTTGCGTGATGCGAGCGACTACCAGGTAGATGTGGTAGCTAAGGTCGATGGAGTGCAGCTGAACGGTGCTAGTTCTTACTTGACCGTTACGCTGCTGGAGAATGATGACAACTCTACTACCCACGGTCTGAGTGACGTGGATACAGTGCTCATCATCGGCAACATGAATCCGATGGGCGGCACTCGGCCTGAGGCTATCACGCAGAGCCCGACTGAGTTCGAGAACTATACCCAGATTTTCCGTAACTCTCTCGATCTCAGCCGTACTCTGATGGAGACGCGCCTGCGCTCCGCACCTGCCTATCAGGAGGCCAAGCGCGATGCGCTGGAGCAGCACTCCATCGAGATGGAAAAGGCCTTCCTGTGGGGCATAGAGTCCACTGGGGACGGTGCTAACGGGAAGCCCGAGTACACCACGCGTGGCCTGCTGTCTTTCATTCGGGAGTACGGAACGGTTCAGGACTTCGAGACTGATCCGGCTACGGAGTACGACGGAACGACCTGGCTGGCCAGTGGCGTGCAGTGGCTGAATGAGCACTTCGAGGAAATCTTCCGCTACGGCGGGACGGAGCGCCTGGCTCTGTGCGGCTCTGGTGCGCTGCTCGGAATTCAGAACCTGGTTCTGAACACCGGTGCTTACAACATCGCTGTTCGGGAAGCGGCGTTCGGAATTCAGGTAGTGGAGTGGACGACTCCCTTCGGCATGGTTACGCTGAAGACCCATCCGCTCTTCTCCTACGAGACGACGAACCGCAACTCGATGGTCATTCTGGAGCCCGGGAATATCCGCTATAACTACATCACGGACACGATGTTTAAGCCGGATATGCTGTGGGACCAGGGCGGCGCAACGGGAGTTGACGGGAAGCAGGAAGAGTATCTCACGGAGTGCGGCCTTGAGATTCATCATCCCGAGACCACTGGCTATCTGAACGGTGTCGGGAAGGATAATCCGGCGTAAGCATTTCGCTAGTTCAGCTGGAGGGCCTGGACTAGCATCGGGAGGGAGAGGCTGCCTCGCAGCTCTCCCTTCCACGCTCTTCATAGGAGTTGGTGATGGCTGACGACCTTCTGGAAATAAGACAGCAATTCATTCGCCTTAGTGGGAGGTATGATCTTGCTACTACAACCGCTGATCCCTTTGACACTGATAATGGTGCGAATTGGTTCATAAACGCCGGCGTGAGGTGGCTAGATCTGCAGCAGGAGCACCTGCTCTCGACGCAGGAGTTCCAGCTCGCTATGTCCAGCGGTGATTGGGAGATAGACATGCAGTATCTGCGAGCGCCGCTTGCTGTTTACTATACGGACGCCGATAGCGAGACACACCGGCTGAAGGAGCGCTCGTTTGACTGGATCATAGCGAACTATCCCGAGCTGGGCGATACAACGGTTGGCACTCCTCGTTATTGGGCCAGCTTCATAGCCACACGGGCACCAACGCAGGTTGGCTCGGGATTGACCGTCACGCAGAAGCGCGTGGTTATTATGCCTCCGACCAACGCGGATATTACAGCGAAGGTCTACGGCCGCTTTCATCAGCTCAAGCTCTCTGATAATGATGACACGAACTTCTGGACTACGGAGTATCCGGATGTGCTGGTGTTGGCTGCTCTGATGTCGCTTGAGTCTTTCTATCGAAACACTCAGGGCGTGTCCGACTATCGGAATGCTATCCTAAGCATTCTTGTCGGTATTGATCGGGACACTGCTGAGTCTGGCGAAGAAGAGCCTCAGCAGATGGAGGGCTAGGATGATGCTAAGGAGGAAGTATCGTGACGAGAAAGTCAGAAAACTTAACGAGCGCCGTGCGGAAGCTAGGCGGGAGCAACTCAAAACTAAAAACGCCGGGAGATCTGAGGCCAGAGCTAAAAGAGCCGAGGAACGTAGGGCCCGTAACGAGACGCGTGCACTACGTCCCCCGCAAGGCCTCGTAGAGGAGCTGCATAATGAAGGAGTTTGATCTCCCGGTCAATGAGGCCTTCCAGCGCGGGCTGAATCCTGAAGATCGGTTAGGGCGCGGCTACGGTCGGGGCTTTCTTATTGAAGCCATCGGTTTGAAGCCTAAGTCTTACGGTCTTCGTCCTGCGTTAGACCTGGAGAATCCCTTTGCTGCGTCGCAATATGATAGCTGGCCTTTTCCCCAGCTGGCTATCGAGCAGGACCAGGTCTTGCTGCTCGGGGAGACTACTATAAATCTAGTTGATGACAGCACTGACCCGTGGACCGTAGGAGCGGCACTTTCCTTCGTTGACTTCGTAGAGCCTGACACTGCCACGACGCTAACAGGTGGCGGCCCGTGGCACTTCACGGAAGGGATGAACGGAGGTATCTATACGAACGGAGTGGACTTACTGATTCGGGATAACAGCGAGCTCCTCATTGGTCAAGTCAGGCGCAACAGGGTGAGCGATGTAGCTGTCAACACGGTTACGGCTCACAAAGGTCGGGTGATCTACGGTGGCTTTTCGCCTAGCTCTCTCTGGTCCAGTGACTGGAGCGCCCTCTTTGAATCGTGGCTCCTCAAAACTCCGATATCGGTGGATTATGCAGAGCAAGAAGACGTGGGAGAACAGTTCGTATTCTGGTCGTCGATTGGAGGAGGCGATGCCCTCTGGCCCTTCGACCCACCCGATGCAGATAAGTGGCTCGACCTCTTTGAAAGAAACGAAGCAGGCTTCGCCCCGATGCCCTGGAAGGGGAGTGTTTACCGAGTTCTTCCGCTTGGCGATGGAGTAGCTGTCTACGGAGATCGCGGGATAGCTTTTCTCCGCCCCATTACGTCCCCCGTTGCGTCCTTCGGGATAGTGCCTTTGGCTCGCTTTGGCATTGCGTCACGGAGTGCCGCAGGTGGCAACGAGCGAGGACATGCGTTTATCGCCTCCGATGGAACCGTCTATTCTCTCAGTCCCAGCCTTGAGCTGTCCAGGCGCGGATATAAAGCGTTCATGGAGGATGGTCTGGGAGAGGAGTTCGTTGTTTCCTTCGATGTGCAGGAGCAAGACTTTCTCCTGGCCGGCTATGATGGCAGTGACGAGTTTGCTTATGCCCTCACGCCGGAGGGACTTGGGAATAGTATCCAAATCCCGACGGAGATAGTTAGCTACCACGATGACTCCTACGCCGTCACCACTAGCAGCGGGGATACGTACTACCTCGCAACCACGGAGATCCTTGACTTCCGCGTGCGTGACGTAAAGACGATAACGACAGTTGAGGTGGGCGCCGAGACTTCCAGCGGAAAAGATATCGAAGTTGCTGTGGACTATCGTTATGAGCATGATCAGAGCTGGAGCCGCTCTCCATGGGTGCTTGTCAACCCGCTTGGCTTCGCTCGGATTCAGGTGACGGCCACGGAGTTTCGCTTCGTGTTCCGCACACCTGTCGCCGCCAACACAGGCTTTCAGATGGACTACGCTAATATCAAGTGGCAGCCCTCTGGACGTCGCACCGTGCGAGGCTTAACAAGTGCTGCTGAAGCTGTCAGCTGACCAGATAAGTCGCTATTGGGAGGATATTAAGGCGGCGATTATTGCGGCTGTTCCTCCCTTAGGCACAACCGACCAAGGAGCGGTTTCGCAGTTTCTTGAGAATCTCCTAATGGGGAGGCTACAAGCTTGGCTCCTCGTAGAGCAACAGGGAGAAGGCGAGAGGGCGGTCTTTAACATCAAGGCCCTTGCAGTCACGACAGTCTGGCGGGATCTCGGGACGGGAGCTAAGAACCTCCTGATCTATGCGCTTTATGGGTATAGCTTCGTAGAGCCTGCCCTCTGGAAAGACGGCTTGGGCGCGTTAAAGAAGTTCGCCGAAGCTGAGGGTTGTCATCAGATCGTGGCCTTTACGAAAGTCCCACGGGTGCTTCAGATCGTGAAGGAGCTAGGCGGCGAGAGCGAAATGCGCCTTGTTACATTGGAGGTAGGAATATGAGTGGCGGAGGAGCAACTCACGGTGGCAGCGCGACGGACATGGTGCAGCATCTCAAGGATGCCCATACGCTGCTCTTGCTCGGTGAAGATGAGGCAGGAGTAGGCTGGGAGTCGGCCAGCTCTTCCGTCAACCTGTCCGATGATTACATAGACAACCCGTCCGTGCTTCGTTATATCCTTGAGAAGGGGATAACCGATGCTGGAGGAAATCCGTTCGACGGGGTGAGTGCGTATAATCCGGAAGACGAGCTTGTTGTCATGCAGGAGGAGCTTAATGACTTCATCACGAGCGTTGGGGGGCTTGACCCTGACGCTGACGTGGTGAGTTTTCTCGACCAAGCAGATACATCTGCGGAGGGTGATCTTGGCACGCTCGATGTCGACTCGGCCATTAACTCAGTTGTCTCGAAGGCCCGTTTGCAGGCTAGCCAGATCGTCGCTGAGGCCATCGCGAGTGCGGGAACGCTCGGCAACACAGCGATCCGCGACCGAGCGCGAAAAGGATTCGAAGCGCGAGTCCGGCGAGATCACCTTGCGGCAATGGGCGAATTCACCGGACCTATGTCCGACGTAGGTGCGGTTAATACGAGCGCTTTCGTTATAGGCTTGGCGAAGCTCCAGCGGGGCCTTGATGATCGTCTGGCCCAGTTCGACACGGAGTTCATACTACCGAATAACCAGATGGGCGTTCAAGCCTTCATGGACGCTTTCCGCACGGTGGCACAGCAGCATTTACAGACGAAGGCTCAGGTCCATGTGCAGGAAGCGCAGCTTAAGAACCAGTACATTCTGGAAGCCACACGTCTGATGACGGACCAGAATCGCCTGCGCGTAGCGTCTGAGCAGAGTCTGGTGGACTTGCAGAAGCAGGTTTCCAGCGCGGCGATTGTTGCTTATAACGATGAATACGGGCAGAACCTGGACATAGACGTCAAGGGACAGAACTGGGATCTGGAACTCTTCCAGCAAGGCGCTAATGTTCTCAGTGCGGTGTCTGGCTCTGTTGTGTCTACCGCGGCGAAGCCTAGCCGCGTGTCGAGTGGCTTGAGTGGGGCACTTGGTGGAGCCGGCACCGGAGCGGCTCTGGGCACGCAGATCGGCGCAGCTGGTGGTCCGATAGGTACTGCGGGAGGCGCTGCTATTGGCACAGCCGTTGGCCTTGTTGCGGGGCTGACTGCATAGAGTTTCGACAGATTCTGTCAAAACTTTGGAGAATTATCATGAATATACGGGTTCCTGCAGCTATTGAGCGGGCACCGAGGCCGGCCTACCAGAATATGGCTGGACCGGCAGGACCTAATAATAATATAGCCGGCGTTCCAACGACTACTAGCCCTACCGCGCCGACGGCTCTCGGTCGGGCTACGCAGCGGGACTTAACTATCGCCTCACTTCTCGGCCGGGCTGCTCAGGCGGTCCAACCGGGAGGTATCGGTGCGCGCTTGGGTGGCTTTGCTCAAGAGACTGCCACACAGATGCGCTTCCAGAATGCGCTTGCTCGTAGTCTGGCGGGAGAAGAGTTAGGTCAGGCTGACCTTCAGGGACTCAGTCCGGAAAGCGTGAACCAGATTATGACTCTCTCGCAGCAAGCCGAGCAGCGGCGGGCCGCGAAGCAGCAGAGAGAAGAGGCAGCTGCCAAGGCTCGGCAGGAGCTTCAGAAAGGGCAGTTGGAGTTAGCTGTAACTGCTGAAGAGGCAGGTATTGAAGACGCAGGAAAACGGTATCTCGGTGAGGATATTGATTTGCGAAGTCCGACCGAGAGAAGCATAGAACGATTGGGCGCTGAGTATTCGGAGAGAAAGAAGCTTCTTGAGGCCGAAACTACAGAGAGGCTCACGGTTATGGCCCAAGAGCTGGAGGATCGAATTGATCTAGCTAAGGTGCAAACGAATGAAACCATCAGGGAGCTTCACGCACGGCTTGGTGAGAATCCTGAGCGGCTGGCATATTGGAACGTCATTCTTGAGACAGTTGACACGATGTCCGATGAGACCACACTGCCTGAAGAGAAGTCGATGATGCTAGAGAATGCAATACGCGCCTTTGGTATGTCCGATCTACTGCCCGCTATGCGTGGAGGTAAGCCGGCTTGGATGCAATACGCTCCAGGAGATCTAAATGTCACAGCGGAACAGCCCCAACAGCAGCTATCGCAAGCGCAGCTGACAAGCATGTATGGCCCGGCGAAGTCCGGTAATACTTACGATCCACAAGACCCGACGCAGCTACTCGGCTACGTCTTATACCAAAAGGGTCTTAGTAAGGATCAGATAGCTCCTCTGATTATGCAGGCGGCTGGGCTGCTGGCTAAGCAGCCTACTTCCGTGCCGGCAGAGTCGACGTCCGGGCGTTAGGAGATCGGAATGACTCTAATATTAGATCCCTGGGATAGAATCCTTCAAGATCCGGGCTTTCAGAGCTTGAAGCACGCGGATAAGCAGACGATTGCGTCCAACTACTTCGACAAGGAACTCGCCAGCGACAGTACGTTTCAGGCACTCCGCTCAGACCAGAAAGCCCGCGTCAGGCAGAACTTCCTTGCCACGCTCGGGCCGACGCCGGAAGAGCCCGACGACGAGGTAGGGGAGATACGCAACTTCTTCAACTCTGCTTACAACGCCGGTGTGCAGACGGTTGCAGATTACTACGCACTTGTTGGGGATTATGAAGGCGGGGAGGCGTTCGCCCAGCAGCATCTCGCCCAAACTACAGGCGGTGTTGGCGAGTTTGCCGGTGGTGTGCTTGGTGGGATAGCGCCCACTGGATTAGCTCTAATTGGCGGACCTTTTACAGCTTGGGCCGTCATGGCTCATTACGGGCTGCAAAGTGCCGGAGGCGCTCGAAGAGAGGTAGAACGCTATCGGCGGGAGAATCCGGAGGCGTCAGTTGATCCCTTTGAGGAGCTGGCTGTGACGGTCGGTGCTGGGGCTATCGGTATGGGCTTCAGCGCGCTAGGCTTCACGCAGTTTCTCCGCCCCGCAATGCGTAACACCACACCGGCTATTGTACGTAAGCTCGGGATGAACTTGATTGCAGGTAAAACGCCTCCCGTGGTGCGCGCCATTGTGCAGATGGCGGCCGGTGAGGGCTTGGAAGAAGGTGCACAGGAAGCTGCAACTAATGCGCTTATGCGGTTATTCGTCAATCCGGAGCAGGCAATCACTGAGAATGTCGGAATGGCAGCTCTCGGAGGCGCTCTCGGTGGTGGGTTCTTGAGCTTTGGCAGGCTCCTCCCTAAGTATAGTCGGGGCCTCCGAGAAGACAGGCTGATCTTTGAGAAAGCTCGCCAAGAGATCGACAACATAGCGAGTGACTTCATTACGACCAAAGCCATCGACGGCATGGAGCAGCGCTTCCGGCAGACCGGTGACAGGACGATTCTGGAAGACATCCAGCGGCATATGAGTCAGGTGAAGTTTTACAAGACTATCTTCGGGGCCGATCCGGAGGAGCAGCCTGAGACAGCTGTGGATCAAGAAGTGCTCCTCCTACCACAATTCACAGCTACCGCACAAGAGGCTGTGGCCCGTCAGCTCGGACCGATGCAAGTGCCTCTGCTGGCTGAGGGCGCCCAGCGAACTACGCCGTTGCTTGCGCCCATTCCGCCAGCTGACATACAGGGCGAGTGGTCTACTATATATGACTTTGATGCGGCTAGGGAGCCAGTTGACGCACAGTCCAGCGGTCCGCCCCTTGCAGTTCCGGACACCCGGATTATTCTCACGCCAGGCGGTAAAGCTGCTCAGTGGACTTCCAATGAGGCTATTGACCTAGCTCTGGACGCGGCGAATGCAGCAGCTGGCCGTGTTGAGGCGTATTTCAATCGCGGCTTAGAGCCTAAGAAAACGTTGGCTGCTTACGATGAGGCCATGGCGGAGCTGCATACGCAGTGGACAATGGCCAATCCAGGAGATGTGACTGGCGAAGGCTTGCTCTTCCTCCTTAATGAGCGTTCCAAGGGGCGCGACATTAGGCCGAGACGCTACGCTTCGGATGAGCAACGCGCGCAGCGGGCGGAGACTCGGGCGGAGCAGCGAGCGCTAAGACGAAAAGTGCAAAAGTTGGAACGTAGTGTGCTTCGACCCATCGAGGCGCAAAAGAAACGTAGCAGCCTGATAGGTAAGACCACGGTCTCTACTATGACCGTAGGGGAGCTGGGTCGCTACCAGAATTACTTGGAAGCTCTTCGAGCCAGGCGAGAACGGAGACAGGCCCTCGAAGCGGAGCCTGCGGCTGAGGATGACCTCGGGCCGCGGAGAGAAGGTACGGAGGCCCGGCCCCGGAGAATACCTCCAGGTGTAACGGGACAGGATCTGGCACTTGCTCAGCAAGAGAAAATTAGTCCGGAGGAAGCTGTCCGTCGTCGTCGTGAGTTGAATCGCGATGTCGTGGAAGCTAACCGGACTGAGCTGGAACAGGGAGGCAAGCCCTTCCGAATCGAGCAGGCTCCTGACGTAGAGATGGCGGAGCTTCAGCGCATTGCTGATGCTATTGGTGTGGACGTTAATGAGCTCCGTATGAGCGACCTGGACACTCGGCGCACCTTCACGCCAGATGACCAAGGGGAGGTATCTCGGGAGCACGAGAATAACGAGGAAGGCTCGTTGGAGTTCCAAGCTCGCTACGGAGACATTACGGAGGCTGGATATAATGTAAACGGGTTGGCTATGCTGTCTCGCGCTGAACGCCATCGCCGTGAGCCTACGATTCTCCAGCGGCAGAGGCTTACCAGCTTGCTCGTGAAGAATGGCTTTTTCGGGAAGGTCCACTGGACAGGTGGGCAGATAGTTGGACCTGATGGGCAGCGTAAGAATGCTGTTGTCAACACCGCTACGGGTGAGGTCTGGTTTAGCCAAGACATCGAGTTCGGAACCATCGGCCATGAAGCGACGCACCGCTTGATCGAGCTGCTGGGCAAGGATCACCCGCTGGTCCAAGCTGGCTTTGAGATAGCTCAGACCGTGCGAGGAGCTGATCCTAAGAAGAGTTGGCCTAGCGATGAGGAGATTCTGTCTGATCTGGTCGGGCAGTATTTTGAGGGGAAGCAAGCAGCTACCTCTCGGAGCACCTGGGCGCGTTTCGTCAACTGGCTCCAAGACCTGTGGATAGCGGCTAAGCAAAAGTTCGGCCTGCGCCTGCTAAACCAGGACGTTATTCATGCGCTTAACGCCCGGTTGGCAACTTCCGTCACGGCGGACTTGGCCCTTGAGCCTCGCGCTGCTGCAAAGCATCTCAATGACATTTACTATCGTGGGCAGAGTGACCTGACGGAGAGTCGCCGGAGTGGAACGTTTGCTTACCAGGATGCAGACACACCAATCACTCGCTTCCATGTAAACATCGAGAGGAACGAGGTTCTGCGGGAGCTGGACTACAGCATTGACTCCGTGACAGAGGAAGACCTGGGAGTTGCGCGACTAACTGCAGACCAGTTACGCATGAAGGCTCTGGATATTCTTATGAAGCCTAACTCCCTCGCCCGTATTCAGCGTGAGTTCGGACGAGGAGGCGGAAGATTGAGTATCCACGGTCTGTTGGCTCTTCGCGTTAAGGCTAATCTACGCTTCAAAAAGATATTCAACGAGATAGCGCAGGAAGAGAGCAAGGCGCAGCAGCCCAACATGCGACCTAATGACGTTCGCCTGGAGATGCTCCAGGAGGAGCTGAATAAGGAGCTCCGCTTACTCGGTGACCTGGGACGCTTCGCCGGTCGCACGCTCCAGAGTATGAACATCCATGCTGGCCCGCAGACCGTAATGAAGGCGGTGCAGCAACTTGAGCGGGAGCTGTCTAAGGCGGAAATGACCCAACTCAACGAGATGCTTGACAGAGGGAGTATCAACGACCCCGTGGTCGTGCAAAACTTCGTCAATCAGCTCGGTCCCAGTACGCTAACAGATCAATTTTGGGAGTTGGTGCTAAATGGCTGGCTGTCAGGTATACCGACACACTTGGTAAACGTCGGTAATAACGCAGTGTGGTTGAGCTTCCAGGTTCCCGATCGCGTGCTAGCTGGCACGATAGATCGTGGGCTTACGGCGGTCGGGAAGAGTGATAATCTGGCCGCTAAGGCTCTTCAATACGTCTTTCCGACTCTTCGTGGTCGAGAGCGGCAGGTGTTCGCCGAGGAGGTTGTGCCTTTCTTAACGGGCTTGAAGAAAGGTCGGCAGGAGGCTAAGGAAACCGGACTCGTTTGGGAAGTGCTGAAAGGTAAACGTCTCCCGGATGTGGCTAGCAAGTTCGCCATCGACATGGGGAGTGCTCGCCGTGCTTGGGCCAGAGCAGAGAGCGCCACGGGCATGGGTATAAGAAAGCGGCTAGCTCCTGCTGTTAGTTTACCAGGCAACGCCCTCTTCGCCATGGACGTCTATTTCCGCACGCTGGCTTTCGATGCCCAGTTGAACGCACTGGCTTATCGAGAAGCTCGTAAGACAGGCAAGCCTATGCGGGATATCCTGGCGCATCCGAGCAAGAAGATGCTAGATCAGGCCAGAGACTTCGCTGCGATGGCTACGTTCAATGATCGCCCTGGGGCTACAGCCCGTTTCATAATGCACTGGAGGGACCGCCTACCGTTCCAGGCTGGACGGCTCGTAGTGCCGTTCGTGAACACCTTGACGAATATCTTCAAGCGCGGCATTGAGATGACGCCAGTTGTTGGCGCCGTGGCTAATAGGCAGCGTCTGAAAGCGCTGGACGCAGAGCTACTCGCACGGCAGCTTGAAGGGACTGTGTTAGGAGCCGTGCTTATGCTCGTGTTCAGCCCTGATGATATAACGACGGAGGTGCCTGAGAGTCCCACTGCCCGGGCTAATTTCTATCAGCAAGGTAAGATCCCCTATGCGCTTAAGATGCCCAGTTGGATGCCAGGCATAGGCGGAACGTGGGTGAGTTACAACCGCGTTGAGCCTTTCAACACAGTCCTAAGCATGATAGCAACAACTTGGCAGACAGTCGCTAACCCGGAGATTGACGAAGATGATAGCCGTGTGACAGCTACCATGATGCAGCTGGCTGACGGCTTATGGGAGAACTTAATCGCTAGCACCTATGCGGACAATGTGCAGAGGCTCTTCCGTCCGAACATCGGGGAAGGAGCCAAGCGGACTCTTGAGCGGATTCCAGCTAGTCTCGTGCCTTACAGTAGCTTCTGGCGGTCGCTACACCGTGCTTACGAGGCGCGCTTCGCTTCGATAGGTGGGCCGGAGGAAGCTGTGGTTCGGCAGCGTGTTGGGTGGGTTAGCGAGCTGGCTCAGGTAGTTCCGTTTGGAGCTGCCATATTCGACGAGGACCAGCGAGGCTTGCCTCGGATAGATGCCTTTGGTGAGGTCATAACCATTCCTGGTGATGCCTTTCGCCAATGGCTACCGATCAAGTGGTCAACACCTGAGCTGGACCCCGTCGAACAGGAGCTGGCACGCATAGACGCTATGCCTGGTCTTCCTTCTCGCAGCTGGACGATTCGGGGCGAGAAGGTTGAGATGCCTGAGGAGCAGTTTTACGAGTACGCAATGGCGTATGGGAAGCGGACGAAGGAGGCTCTTGCTCGGCTGATTGAGTCTCCTGGATATCAACGCCTGACAGACGAGCAAAAGCTGAAGAAAATTGACTCTGTAACTCGTCGGGCTCACTCAGTGATGCGAGCTCGGGGCCGGCGTGAGCTTCTGCGGTCGCGTCGATAAAAGACCAGAAAGCACTACGGCTGACAAGGAGTCGCAGCAGGGTAACAACCTGAGGCGACTCCTTCTTTAGTATGCGCGTGGCGTCTCGGTAAGCCTGAGTGAAGCGCTCACTTGAGATGTCCAGCTTGTCAAGAAACTTATTCGTCAGACGAAGCCAGTAAAGATGCGCAGGTCGAGCCCATGTGTCTGCACTTTCTTCCAAGGCGACCTGCTCTTCGGCTTCCCAGCCACACTCGGTATCATGATTGTGTGGGCACCAAGTCGTATGCACAACGCCAGCAGCCTTCTTAGTCAACGGGCTTATTATCCCAACTTCCGCTATGTCCTGCTCCGTTATCTTCCCCGCTTTCCTTAGGGCGCGGAGGATCAGCTCCGCGTTGTCTTGGCTCATCTTTCTTCTCTCCTTCGGCCCAGTAGGCCACTTCGTTATACGCATCGAAGTTAATAACCTTCAGCACTACGAGAGTCTGAATAACCCTTCGGATCTCCTCCATCGTGTAGTCACTCTGGTAGCGCTCTACAATCTGGCGAATGCTGGCCACTTGAGTTAGCGCCATCCAGCTTTTCATGTCCTCCTGTGCGGCGGAAAGTGGGTTCAATCCGACACCGGAGTATGTCCGCGCCATCTTGACTTCCGTCTGCTTAAGCAAGGCGATTGCATCGTGTAGGTCTTCGAGCGTAATAACCATGTTGTTCCGTCTAGCCGCACTGAAGACCATAGCAAGCTTAATAACGTGACCGGGCCTGCGCCCTTTATACCACTCGAGCTTAGGATGTTTCGGGTCCCAGGATTCGCTTTCTATGCGGAACTGGTAGTAAGCATCCTGCACACCAGGTCCGTTACGGAAGACTCCGCTCATCGTGCGGAGCTGTTGTAGGTCACTAACCAGTTCCTGCTCAATTATGCGGAGGGTTTTTAGTAAATCTTCTATCTCCTTCTCGTCCCTAATTTCATTAGGCACACCGGGAACTACTACAACCCGCCCTTTGTCTTCTTCGTAGACGAAGATCGTCCGGCTGGCGAAGCCACCACCAACCGTTTCTTCCGGCAAGCTACTACGCAGAAGCGATGGAGTGGTGGCGCCTAGCAGGTTTACCCACACGCTGTTGAGTGTCTCCTCCCCTCTGCCGACAGTCTTATATTTGAAGACCGACGGGCAGTCAAACCAATCGCACAGGTAGCTGAGCAGATCCTGCTGGTTATAGCCCAAGAAGACTGTTAGCTCCGGTGCATTGATATTTATGGTTGCGTTGAACTGCGTCGCTCCGCGATCATCTATGCTCATCTCCGTGTCAGTCTTCATCTGGTCAACAAGGGCCTGAACCGTTGCGCGACTCGGGGCGTAGAGAATTCCCGCCTTGTCACCCAGTAACCTTCCGAGGGCCATAGCCGTGCCTTTGCGTGCTGCCGGAGGGCCAACTAGGACAATGTAAAAGTTAGGGTAGAAAACCACTTGACCTAGCTGATAACAGCACCGGCGTCCGAGAGCAGCTGCAATGGTGTTAACAGCTACCCACTTGCGGTATAGCTCTGGAGGCTCAGTACAAACGGTCCAGTCTGTGAACCCTTCAATCCAGTCCTCCAGCTTCCGCTTGAGTTCCACCAGTGGTTTCCTCCCATTTCTGGAGCATGTCAGCCAGCGCCAGCTCGGCTACACCGTCGAGCTGTTTTGCCTTTAGCTCCAGCATCTGATCTTCGTCGAGGTTGTAGCCTACCTTCGTATCGACCGGCACGTTGAAGGTCATACCGCCAACTGTGAGAGGCTGCTCCAGATTCCTCTTGGCGGCGAGAATTACGTCAGCGATGTAATGCCAACCAGCTGCCCGAGGTATTTGAAAGATCACGCTGTCGTGGACGGTGTTGAGTAGTTCAACCTCCTTGAACAGGTCTTGGCGTTCGTAGATGTAGCGAAAGCCCCACTGATTCATCATTTCAGCCACAGTGGACTGTGGGATGTAGGAGTAGGCTTCCTTAAACAGTGCATCTCCCCAGTGTTCCATGAATGTGCGCCTACGCCCGAACAGGTTTGTTAGGGTGCGGGTGCGGCCTAGTTCATGTTGGATTGTCGAGTGCCACTGTCGAACACCAGGGTAGATAGAGTGATACCGCTCTACGAGGAAAGACGCTTCCGCTTCAGGGATCTGGTAATAAAGTGCGAAGGACTTGTAGCCCAGATCGTAGTTCAGCCCGTGGTTAGCCCGCTTGCCCCAGGAACGCTGCTCTAGTGTGACCTCTTCTATATCTACGCCATAGATCATAGCTGCCGTCTGCCTATGAATGTCGATGCCTGTCTCGAAGGCGTTGATCATCTTAGGCTCGGGAGCTATATACCCAACAACGCGGTTTTCAGCTTGAGACAGATCCATGCTGATGACGATGTGTCCGTCGTCAGCCAACATAAGCTTCTTCATGTCAGAAGGTTGATTTTGCAGATTTCCCCCGGTTCCAAAAATTGTCTTAGAAGAGCTGATGCGTCCTTGCTTAGTACCAACCGGATTGAAAGAGCACCGTAGTCTTCCGTCAGTGTCCAGTTGCATTGTATAGTAAGTTCCACGGAGCTTAGAGATGTGTCTGAGTTCGAGGATGACTTCGGCCTCCCGGATACCTTTGGCTGCCATCCGCTTGAGGGCTTTGTCGTCGGTAGTGACGGAGCCCCTTCGGGTGTATTTGTGTAGGCCGAGGGTTCCGTAGAAGTATTTCTTAAGTTGGGGCACGGAGCGCCAGTTGAAGCTGGCATCTCCCACGATGTCGGTGAGTTGCCTCTCAAGCATTGCAATGCGTTCCTCCGCGTCTTTAGCTGCAGTCGTTAGACCTTCCGTGTTCATTCTAATACCACGCTCACCAATGAATACGAGAGGTTCGAGTAATCCCTTCTGGCGCTCGTAGGCGTCCCAGTTCCCAGTTGTCTTCAGGTCCTGGATTTGCTTAGGCCATATTTCCGCCACAATAGCGCTGTCCATAGCGCTATAACGACGGAAGGCTGCCTCGCCGTCGCTATAGCGGAACCACTCCTTCCCCTCGTCCTTATAGTAAGGCTCTCCCTCACAGTACATGGACTGGATAAAGTCAAGCCCTTTCGGAAAGTCCGGGAAGATTATGGCTTGCGCAATCATGGTGTCGTGGAGAGGCCGGGAGCGAATACCGAACTTGCGAAAGAGAAAAGTTGCGTCAAACGACAAGTTTTGGCCTACCTTCGGGACGTTCGTGTCTTCGAGTAAGCCAGCTATCTCCCGCCAAATTTGTGCCTCCTGGTCTGGGGTGAAATAGTTCTTCCCGCCAAAGAGAAAGGGGATAGAGATAGCGCGGCTGGCATGTGGAGAGAGGGAGAGGTGTGAGACTTCTCCCCGTGTTACTTCGATGTCGTAAGCTACCGCATCGTGGCCGCCTCGGCGACAGTCCTCTATGAAGTCTATCGTTTCTCGATAGCTGGGCTCCGTGAGTAGCTCCCGATCCAACAAGTTTATCTCTTCCGTAAAGCTCTGGTCTACGATCCTTCTTAGGTCGTGCGCGATAAGGTGTGTGTCCAGATACGTGCGTAGGGCCGCACTCGGATGGATGATGGGAATAACCTTGCGCCCAGGCAACAAGGTGCTTTTCAAGATGGAGCCTCTCCGCTTCGTAATGGCCCGCTGGCCCGTGAGCGCATAGAGGGCTGTTCCGCCAACGGCTACCAGGACATTGGCAGTGCAAGCTTTAAGGCGTTGCTTGAGAGCGGCTACATTCTCACGGTAGCAAGCGTTTTCCACTACGTATTTCTTGGAGAGGTCCAGCCAGGGTGTAACATCGTTCCCCGGCGGGCGCTCTTGAAAGACGTTGTCGATATAGCAAGCACTACGCTCTATCCCTACACGGTCGAGCAGGCGTATGAACAGCTGCCCAGCCCGTCCGACGAAGGGTCTTTGCATACGCTCTTCTGTCTCACCAGGGGCTTCCCCGATGAAAGCTATTCGACAGTCTAGTGGTCCTTCGTAGTAAGGCATGCAGACTCCTCTTCTTGTGAGAGCCTTCGCTTGTGCTGGTGGATGAAGACCTCGCAGTTTGCACGGGTGTAGAACACCGGAACGCCGCACTTGATAGCTTCGTCTATCTCCATATCCGCACCTGGACTGATTCCAGGAAATCGGTATAGGAAGTCACAGCGCCGTAAGAGTACTTTGTCCATCTCCAGCCACTGGTGGTATGGAAACGGATGAGCCATGTGGAGGAAGTGCGACAAATGGGGCACTATGACACAGACGTGCTGATCCATAAGCCAGGCAGCTACGCTCATAGCTTCCGCTACGTTTAGCGCTACGTCGCCTTTCGTATACGGACCAGAAACGTAGCCGACCAGATCACTATTCATTAGTGAAGACCTCCAGCTGATCCACGCGGCTTTCTAAATTCTCGATACGGGAGATCATCTGTCCCACTGCTGTGTCAAGCCCTCCGAGAGTTCTGTGCGCAGATGCTCAATGTCGTTGGAGCAATGATCTTCCAACAGTGCCACCGCGATTTTCAGATTCGGTAGCTAGGCGCGCTAACTTATCCCGTGTTGCACGGGAGACAAGCGCACCTGTAAGAGCAACCGCTGTTCCGATTGTGATGATAGTAGGGTCCATGTTACTCCTCCGTTGGTTGGTCCGGCGAAGATTCGACAGATTCTGTCGAAACTCTCGATGTCCTGCCGGGTAGACGGTGCACATTCGCACTTAGGTCGATACTGCGTAGGAGGATTTCCTCCAGGGCCCTCCGCACCAAAGAGAGAGCTGCTGTGCTTATCATCGTTACGCGAATGGGGTTCCCTGGATCCTTGTTGTTAGCTATCGTCTTCACAGCACAGCGTGTGTCCAGGTGAATAAGGATTGCCTGGGCTAGCTCCGTTATCTCTCTCGCTCGAGCGAAGTTACTCACAGGCCTGTTGTTGTGCTTTGCCACAGATTGCCTAAGGTTTTCCATTTTGTCCTGCCCTTGTGTCAGATTGTCTTAGCGACTTTCATCGGTAGCTCTTATACCTCCCAGACTCTTGCTCAGCCACCTTAACAACGTAGCGGTCTTTGCAAAGACTTGTCAGATCAAAGCCCACCACTTCTAGCTTACAGTTGTCCGCCGCAAGCAACGTTGCGCCACTGCCAGCGAAGGGCACTATCACGCGGGAGCCTGGGTTGAGGAAGGTTCTAAGAATCGCCTCCATCAGCTCCACTGGCCGCTCAGTCGGATGGATCTTGTCCGCCTGCGCAACCTTAGCGTAAGGAAACACATTAGTGCGGCCCTGTCTGACCAGCGTGGGGTCGCCCTTAAAGGCGTAGAAGCAAGCCTCCCAGTTGTTAGCCATCCGCTTGGCAGGCTGGTTCTTCTGGCTTACGCTATCACTCTTATACCAGATCAGAGGAACAGCGTAAAGTGTGAAGCCTGCGGTCTGGATAGCTTTTCGCACAACCTCCCACCAAGGATCCGGAGCGAACCAGCATAAGAGCCACGCATTATTTTTCAGTACGCGGAAGCACTCTGTGAATGTAGCGCGGAGAAACTCCGCATAATCATCCGCAGCGACCTCGTTATAGTCGAAGGTGTTCTGCGGATGATTCTGGCGCTTCGTTCTTTTTGGGTCTATGGCGTAAGGTGGATCTACCTCAGCCAAGTGAAACTGCTCAGCGGGAATATCTTTAACCTTCTCAAAGAAGTCCCCGACGACGTAAGCGTTCATCAGCTTACGGCGGGCTAGGTCCCTATCGTCCTTGTGCGCCGTGCTTTCTAAGCGACGGGCCAACTCTCTCCGAACGATGTCTTCCTTAGCCTTCCGCATGGCCCCGATAGCTTCCGTCTTGTTGCGCTTGTCACGGAGTTCCGGCATCTCTTGGAAAGCGTCGGCAAGATCCAGCTCATCCTTAATGAGTGTCCGACTCTTACCCAAGAGATGAGCAGTCTTTGTGAGTGTTGCGCCCTCACCGGGACCACGGGTTCCAACTCCATGCTTCTCCTCTTCAAGTCGGTGAATTTCGGCTGTGAGCTCTGCTCCCTCCGCGTAGCTCATATCCTCGCGCTGCGCGTTTTCGATTAGCTCTATCTCCCGTCTGCTAAGATCGTCCAGCTCAGGATAAACCTTAGCAGGAATAACGGGCAGCTCCACCATCGCCGCTGCGGTGAAGCGCCTACCGCCGGCAAGAAGGAGGAAGCGTTTCCCCTCCCGCTTCATCACGGCGATAGGGGTGATGACACCTTTCTCTCGAATGGAGTCGGCAAGGCTTTCGAGGTCGTGATATTCCTTTCTGAAGCGTTTCCCAACCTCGATCTCGGAAAGAGGGATGTCGAGAAGCTGATATTCTTCCGCCATGAAAGGGCCTCTAGTAAGGTAGCAACATCTTCCCGCGAGAGATTAGCCATAGCCTTCTCTACATTCTTCGTCGGCTTACGACACGTCTGGGCTTAGGCTTTTCGGCAGGCGTGCGCCGGTTAGAACGGATTTGTTGCAGGAGTTCGAGCAGCTCCTCCTGACTCATCTCGCTCACGCTTGCGCGTAGATCCTTTAGGTCCATGCGCTATTCCTTTCTAGTTTTTGCAAAGCCCTCAAGCATTTCCACGCTGAGGCGATCGTCGAACTCGAACCGCTTCCGCATGACTTGGGAAAGTATCTCCACTCGGTTACCCTCCTTTAGTTTCTTTACGAGAGCTTGCACCACGCACTCCAGAACGTAGCGCTTAACCCCGCGCGGGATCAGAGCGTTTAGGTCATGGTAGAGTTCCTCTTCACAGTCAAACTGAATTCGGTGTCGCATTCTTGCCCTCCATCGATCGGTTCACTGGCCCTGATCGTCTGTATCATAATACTTTGATAACTCACCACGTTCGATACGGCCCCTGAACTCTTCCAAAGATTCGTCCTTAAAAATTGTAACTCTTCTACCTAAATATTCTTGCAGTTCTCGCTCCACTCGCTCTCTTTCTGCATACACTTCTGGTAGTTTTTCATAAAGCATCTTCCAGTGTTTCTTCCCCGCACGAACACAACCGCCAGCACAATTATTGTGCTTGAACCCAAGCC